GTTTAGATTTCATCACCTTCCCTCAAATTTTAGATAATAAAAAACCCCAATTAAGGGGTTTTTTAGATGGATTCTAAAAATGGTCTAATTTTATCAGCCATCACACGCATACCTGCAGTATTGGGATGCAACCCGTCGCCGATAGAATCCATGTCAGCCTTGAAGTATAAGTTATTGGCTTCCGTTACCCACACTGGCAAACCACTCTTATGATACAAGTCTAAGCGCGGTAATGAGTAATGGTCACAATACTGGCTAATAAGCTTAGATAGCTGTTCAAGCGTATAGCCCTGTGTATTGGTTGCTGCATTGCTGCCCCAGTTGTCTGCGCGTGGTAGAGGCGTAAATACGGCTATCTTTTTATTAAAGAATTTAGTGATTACCCCTGTCAGTAAAGTGTTAATGCAACCACTTACCGTTGTTGTGCCTGTATCTAAAAACACGCCCAATGGCTGTGTTGATTTACCCCAATCATTGGTACCTAGAAACACGGTGATAATATCAATATCGGTTTGCGATATCTGTGCTGCGACACCGTTTCTGTCAAAGAAACCTGTTCCGCTATTGCCGTAATTGTAAATGGTCATACCGCCAACATCATTACTCACATGCTCAAAATAACTCACACCTGCACGTATATTCTTTTCTGTAATTGAATCGCCGATAAGCGCCCATTTCTTGCCTTGCAACACTGAGTTGTTACCCAAACCCAATGCGTCCAGCCTTTGCTGAGCAACAGTGTCGCGCACCTCATAACCTTTGATTTTAAATACGTTTGCTGGATTAATTTTTGATGATTGTGTGCCTATATTTACATCAAAACTAGCGGTTATATCAAAACCTAAAGATGGGAGTTTTACAGTAGTGAATCCCCAATTTACCCCATTAGGCGCTACAAATGTTTTTACTTTTAAGTGTGCTGTGTCTGATAATGTGATAGGTGTTAGTGTTTTACTTACTGTAATGTCTTTTGTGTCTGATGCTGCAACTATAAATGCGGAATGCGAGAAGTTATCGGAATGTACTGCGTAAGTCTCTCCTGCAACTAAAGGGTATCTCTGTACTATGCCGCCAGCGTCTGCTGCAAATAACGGTGTTCCGGGAGTTGTATTATTGATATAAAAACCCGAAGTTGGTAGCTCAACGATAGCACTGAGATATCCGCTTGTGACCATATCACTAAGCCCAACTTTATCGGCAGCGGCTAGTCTTGCGGCTGTATCCGCAATATCTTTGCCATCGTATTTTGTTAACGCAAGCTCAGCTTGATTAACCACTAATGTCTCGTAAGCATTAAGAGCGGCTATTTTTACGTTAAAGTGTATATATGATACACCAGATGGTACAGTCACCTGAGTGCTATCTTCCGTGGTAACTACCTTGTCAGCTGCTTGCAACTGGCTACCCACTGTGACCGTAGCGATATTACTAAAAGATATTGTCAGTATGGGGTCTTTATTATTAAATATAAAAACCTGACCCTCAGTCACGGCAAACGAGTACATAAAACTGCCTGTGCTGGTCTGCACAATACTGTCGGATGTGTTGATATATAAATCACTTATTGCTTTGGCTTTCTCATAAATATTAATATCAGACTTACCAACTACGGCATAGGTGGCTACATTATTTATCCTGCTGTCCGTATATGTTTTTGCTTGCGTCAATGGGTCATAATCAGACTTAACCCATGCACCTGCGGTTTTAACATACAAGCCGTTATTGACCGTATCATCAGTGACCATCGCATAATCACCATCAATCAACGCGCTTGCTGTCATCAATGCTTTGGTTGCAAAAGGCGTAGCAGGTAAGCTACCGTTTTCAAATAACGTCTTGATAGCTTTTTTAACTGACGGATAGTTTTCACCTAGTCGTGTTGTGACCTGTTTTGTATCATTACCATTGACCACTTCTTCTAGCGACTTTGCGTCAAGACTTGCGTCCTGCAGTGCTTTAACTGTAATTGCATCAGCCATTTTTTTAGCTCCAAAAAAAGCCCTCGTATTGAGGGCGTATATTTAAATTAATTTAGGCTATCAAGCCGTTGGTAAAATCGCTGTCATTTTGATAATAACGGTCATCATAGTTTGTGCATAAGAGCTTATTAGTCATACCGTCAGACGGGTCTTTTTGAGCAACCAAGTAAGCATCACGGTTATCATCAGTTTCAGATACGATTTGATAGACCGCTTGCACCGCTTTATCAGTACCGCTTATCTCGCCTGACGGCAATCTTGCGAGCTTAACGCTAGTGCTATCACGCGCTGTCACTGCAATAGCCTCAACGCCGTTATTGATGGTTTGAATAAACATCGTATGAGGCACTAATGGGTCGATATTCACATCGCCATAAACGTGCATCACAATATCACCGCCGATGGTTTCAATGCTGTCAACACTGCCCTGCTGTACGTCTGCACGTAATTGGTCTGCTACGGTAATGCGATTGGTACGCACCACAATGTTAGATTCATCACCTGCGACAAACTCACATGACTTGTAAGCATGACGGTCTTTGTTATACATTCGCATCATGTGCGTATGCGCTTGCACCTTATTTCTCACGCCGATTAATTTATCTTCATGCGGATTTGTGATCGCATCGTTTGGATAAGTCATGGTGATAATTGCGTCATCAACTGGGTCGGTATATTCAATCTTTACGCCGTCATAATCGTTTGCAATCCCTAGCGACTGTGGCGCGGTAAATGTATCGGGTATGATGTTGTGACTGTTAAAGACGGCAACACTCGCAGGTACTTTGCGCTCAAAGTCGAGCATGATTTTATTGCCTTGCCTTTTCGCTTGACTGAATACCGCTTTGGCCACTATCTGCATCGTTTCCTCTGCTGACAGATTATTATCATCAAACGTGCCGCAAAACTCGCTACACTTATCGGTGCCAAAGTAAGCTATCTGTGCGTCAATCTCCGCTTTAATCTGTGCAATATCAACTTGTGATAATTGCAGATTGCCGATTTTCGGGTCAGTCGCTATATCGCGCAATATGTCATCGGCGCGATTAGACAGCTTAGGTAATCCGCTTGTGGCATCGGTCACGTAACGCTGCACCAACAGCCTTAACTTACGCTCTTTGAGTGATAGTGCGCCCTCGGTTGCCAATGTTTTTGTATAGACTGTAGTCACGCCTTTAGGTGCATCTGCTGCTGTCATTAAGCGAGCGCCGTAGAAGTCAGATATTCGTATTTCTTGTATCGCTTGAAACTCGCCGCTATAGTCAATGCGTCTATGCTTGCGCCTTACTCTGAATCGTAGGCGCTTACCTACCTCCATGTGCGTATTTGGTATCTCAAAAGTTGCACCTGCCGACTGAGCTGCCTCATCATCTGATACGTGAGCGCCTGACCACCAATGATGCCCATCACGGAAAGTGCCGTTGCCACCATTGTTTGCATATTTATGATACTTCGAGCCGTAAATAGTGCGCGTCACTCGCTCCAGTGTGCCAGCTATCGGATTGTTAGTAACATCGACAAGCTCACTCTCAATCTCAAACTCTAACCCTATTGGTTCAAAGTTATTTTTGCCGGTAATATACAAGCCTTGTGGCGCTCTGATATTAATAAATGCGCGGTCATGGTCTTTGCTTGCGGTATAAAACCAACCTTGCCATTGTGCTTCGCTTTTCGTGCTGATAGCCGCTTCTGTCTCTACCGTAAAGTCTGCATTATCAGCAAGTTTCTGCCAGTCGGTATTAATTGTGGCAGGGTTGCTTAGCGTAATTTGCGTTTCTGTTAATGCGCTAATAACATAAACACCGCTCAAGCTATAGGTAACAACATCACCGACCAGTGGCGGCTCAGCAGGCGGATCTCCTTGGTCTACCGGCTCTGTAATTCCGTTTGCTGACTTGGCAGGATTGGCTTGCACAATTGTTAGATTTTCACCGACTGTAAATTGGCTAACAAAGTTTACGCCCGATTGCTCAATAATGCCGCCAGCTCTAAACACCGCCTTATCTAGCGTTAGGTAATTGTCGGCAGGTGGTAACACTTGACCATTGACCGATGTATAGCGTTTGACTGCCAAGCGAGATAATGCCGCTTCATCGGGTGTCATTGCCGACCCAAACAAAAAGTCAGGCGTATCATTCAAACTGTCATCGGGGTCATAAACGTAAACGCTTGAGCCAAAGACTTGGTTGATAGGTGTCGTATCATCTAGTGCCTCAGTCACGTTAAAGCGACCTCGACCGACACACATATAGCTAAACTCAACTTCGCGGTTATCGATGTAAGCGCTATAAGTCGGTGCAATCAAGTCAGGTACTGACCACACTTGACCGTAAATGTCAGGTATGCGCCCACCTAAGCGCTGCTTATTGGTACGTGCGGCTAAGGCATTGTTAGGTGATGGTGGTTGGTTGCCTGTATTTGGCATAGCAGGCATAGGCATTAAAAACGCCACAGCGACCGACACAAGCAGCGATATGCCAATAGCCCACCACGATACAGGGTCTAACCCCATCGGCTTAACGACCGCATAAATACGACCATGTAAGCGCATAACCTTATCAACATCGTCGGGCGTTTTCGGTGTGACCTCATCAAGCAAATTACCATGATAAAGGCGTACACTTTCGGATAATCCATTACCACCAAACGCTTGCTTTAACAGCTGCTCAAAGTCATAACCCGTGTATGATTCAATGTTATTTTGCGGATTAAAAATATCACGTATTACCACTAACTCAATCGAGCGTCTAAACAGATTCATAATACGTCACCCTTTCGAATCCTTGCATTACAATATTAAGTGATTGCCAGACCACGCCATGCGGCTCTAAGTGCAACACACGCCCATCTAGCCATAAGCCCACATGAGCCTTGCCCTTGTCTCTAAATAGGACAATGGTGTGCTGTTTTGGCTCAATGACCGGCACAAACTGGCGCAAATTGCTGGCACAAAAAAAGCCGCTTGTTAGCAGCCTGTTTGATATATCTTTGCCGGTGTAGTGCTTGTAAGCATCTATCAAAAAATGCTCACAGCAGTATTTGTCAGCATCGTATTTGATAGCGTCCCACATTAGACAAAACCTCGCAGTGTTGGATAGTCGTCGAGATTGTACGTTTCACCTGTTTTGGTGAGATTCATCTGCTTAGCACGGCAAACAAACACAGCGCCCTCACGCTTAGGTTCATAGTCAGTGACCTCTAAACCCAAAATAGTAAGCTGTGGCTTTGACAAGTCGCTAAGATTGTACTCACGATAATTCAGTGTAGGGCGAATGTGCGAGTATTGACTAGCCCTAGCAGCGTCAAGCTCTTTAGGAAATGTCTCTCCTAAATCACCAACGCCGATGGTTATTTGCTGATCTAAATCATCGCTATTCGTGCCTTTTTGGATTGTCAGTGGCACATACTCATAAGCGTAAGTAAAACCACCCTCGTGCGTCACTGTAACGCCGTCTGCATGGTTTTGCACGATACGATAGACCTTTGACCATGCAGGGTGCGATATTTCAACACACTGCAATCTGACGTCATCAGGATTGCCGCTAAGCCAGTAATTGTAATCAGGCATTTAAACTCCCTAGCGCGTCCGGTAAATCTTCATTGACCAGTTTTTCAAGATGATTTGTAAAGCCTGATATGTCGCCACCTGTTGCCTCGTAAAGCTCAATAAACAACTTATCTTGCTCAATATCTAGCGGCTTTGGTCTGCAAACAAGGTTGATGCTAAACTCAAAAACATTGTTGCCCAGTGCCAAGATTGATGGCTCACCGATAAAGCGACACTCATACCACGCCAAATCTGTACCATCTAAGATAAGGCGCATAGCAAACGCACGAGCGCGATATACACGCCAAAACGCTAAGATGTAATCTTGATGCTGCGCCTTATGCCTAAATGACACTGGCGTTTGATGCGGTCGCCCAACACCTGCTAGGCGTTGTCGTGGCATACCGTTTTCATACTGCGTGGTAATAACGTCATTGCCTAATGTGGGGTTGTAGCTGTCGAGTAACGGGCACAATATGAGCTTTGGTAGTAAATCTATTGCTGCCATAATCAAGCTCTCCGATTAAGAGCAAACGCCTTTCTCATGGATTTAGACACCTTGCTATCAGGTCGTTTTAAATCATCAGCTAGGCGCTTGATAACAGAGCAATCATTGCTTGTGATATTGATAACCGTATTGCCGTTATCATCTTCGCTAACATCGACTTTTGAGCCGTTTAAATTATTCACTATAATATTCATTATCTTCTCCGTGGCGCTTGTATATTGCGATTAACTTGCTTGCTCTCAAAGCTGTTAGGGTTTGATAGATTTGTCCATGAGCGTTTGTTTTCATTACGCACATCTTCTATCGTGATTGTCTGTCCATCATCACTAGCTGTCACTCTAGCCGATGAATTGTTGATGATATTTACTTGCACATCACCACCGACTGACTTACCACTCCGCATCGCATTAAGATTATCAACACCGATACGCTTAGTCGCTTGAGCATCAAACACGTACTCTTGACCGTGAACCACACCTGCCACTTGAGACGCGCCCATATTGCCCGTGTAGCCGCCTTGTTTGAAGCCTGCCGTTATGCCTTTAATGCTACTCATAATCCCCATGCCCTGACTGACTGCTTGACCAATCAAGGGAATGTTAGCAGGGAATCCGACAGCCATAGCTTTAGCGATTGATTGCTGGATAGCGATAGCAGATTGAGCGATTGCAAAGCCCTTTTCGACTGCAAACAATGCTTTGTAGATGCCTGACTGCTCACCAGCAAAGCCTTTTGCTAACCCTGCCAAGTCACCAAACAGCGCCTCACCTTGTGTAAGCATGAGATTGCGTTTAGCGTCCATGTAGGACTGCTCAATAGCGGTACGCTCCGCAGAATGAACACCAACTAAATCAGTCCATTGGCTTTCATAATCATCGATTATCTCTAACCGTCTTTGATAATCGGCTTCGATTTTAGCCATTGGCGATTCATTCTTAATCTCGTCCATAACGCTGTTTAGTGCATCGCCTTTCTTAAGGTTATTAAGCTTAGTAAGGGCATCACCTAAAGCATTGGTTGATTCTAGACTAGCGTTAGCGTACTTGCTGGTATTGTTTAAATCGTAGATAAATTCATCTAATGCACTTCCGCTGGTTGCCATTAAAGCGATTTCTCTATTAATGTTAATCAGTGTATCTTCTATCGACTTATTAGCTTCATAGGTCAACTTGGTTTTATCTAGTAAAGATGCTTGCGATAGCACCGTCTCTTTGAGGTCATCACTCATGGTTGATAGTATGTTTGATGCGTCATTTAGGTCGTAAGCCCACTGCTCAAACGTGCCATCTTTTCCTATCAAGGCTAATTGACGCTCAAAACCGTTAAGTGTATCTCTTACGGTTGCAAGTATCTTTTGCTCGTCTAGCGCCGCCGCCGCCGCTTTTAAACTATCCTTTAATGACTTAGGTAGATTAACAAACTTACCGTCTAGGCTATCAACCTCATAACCCATCTTGCGTAGCTCGGTATTAAAAGACGCCATCGTGTCGTATATTTCACGGTCAAAAGCCGCCATCTGCTGCTCGTATAGCTCCAGCAATTTAGCGTAAGCCTCTGCCTCTTTGTCACGTATGGTCTTTGGCTTTTTCTCTTTAGGTGTTTTAGCGCCTTTTTTCTTTTTACCTTTTGTGTCTGTGTCAGCAATGCTAGCAATAGCATCAGATACCAAGTCAAGGTCGGCAACCGCCTCTCTTGCTGCTAGGCGCGTAGAATCGATAGCGCGTTGCACTGTGCCACTTAGACCATTTTTTATTTGGTCTTCCATGATAGGCATCATGCTATCTGACCAAGTTTCAACCTCTAGCTTTCTGTCTGCTAAAAACCTAGTAAGCTTTGGTGCTGCGTATTCGCGTTCCTCAACACCAATTTGAATAGGCGATATTTTATTAAGCTGCCTAACTGCCCAACCAACGCCGCCTGATATGAAATTAAGTGTTTTAGCGATACCACCTGCCGCCCACTCAAAAGCATCAACCAACACATTACCCATCTTTGCCGCTTTGTTGGCAACGTCTTTTAAGAGATTGCCCATACCGCGCACAACTGACTTGATTAGGTTGCGAGTAGATGCTGCTGCCAAGTCACTAAAGCGCGCCCATACTTGCAGCAATCCAACAAAGCCGCCCTCGGTGTTCGCAAAGAACACAGCAAACATATTGCTTGATTCGTTAGCGCCTGACTGTGAATTTTGAACAAACGATGTGATAAACGTGCCAAACACGCGTCCGATACTAGAAATACCGTCAATCGTGAATTTAACAAAATCTAAGAATAGCGAGCCGACCACCCTTACCGCTTCGGCAAGGCTATCCATCGCACCCGCAAAGCCTCTAGTTTTACCCTCGGCGTCCTCTGTTGCTGCTACCACACTAAGCAAGGTTGCTGCTAAAAACATGATAGGGTGCGCGTTAATAATACCGCCAAGGCGTGCAACTGCTGCCGTCAATCCCTTTATAGCCGTACCTGCAACCGCTGCCGTACCTGCAACACCTGCTAACGTGGCAGAATAAACAGACGCCACACTAATGCCAGATCGCATTGCTGCGACCTTTTGAGCGATAGCCGTGGCTGCCGCCCTAGCCGTACCTGCCAATGATGCAAGTATTTGACCATGTTGTATGTCCGCGGCAATAGTCGCAATGGTCGATTTGACGGCATTAGCCATAACAATAGCTTTGGCTTGCACAGCCGCCACCGATGTTTTAACTAAATCAATATAACTTGCTAAGGTTAAGCGCGCTAACATCATACTGAGGTTGTAACGGTTAATCATGGCGTTAAGCTCAAAGTAACTGAGTATCTGAGCTTTCATTAACGCTGTGTTGGATATAAAAGCATAGCCCATCATTGTTAGGCTGTTAATCGCTGCTACTACGCCCGTAGTAACGGCTGCCGATGTTGCTAGGGCATAAGCACCCCATGCAACGGCGGCGGCTGTAATAACAGTTATGAGCGAATTAAGGTTTTGACCTACGGACAATAAGCCGCTAGCCATAAAGCTTGAGAATCCGCCCGTACTGTTAAGCATGTCATCAATAAAGAATTTGTACTGATTCTTTACGGTTTCCAGTGCTTGCGTCATGGTCGCTGGCATCTTAGACGCTAGGTCTGTCAGCTTTTCAGTCGCATCACTGATTGCGTCATATAGAACCCTTGATGATATTTTGCCATCTGCTGCTAGCTTTCTGAGCGAGCCTTGAGCAACGCCCATCTTTTCAGCCACAAGCTCAAGCAAGATAGGCGCTTGCTCTGCAATACTATTGAACTCATCGCCGCGTAAAACGCCGGAGGCTAGTGCCTGCCCGAGTTGGACTAATGCCGCCGACTGTGAAGCCGCCGCGCCGCCACCGACAAACATAGCTTTGGTTAGGTTGTCAGTAAACGCCAAGGTCTCGTTTTGCGTCTTACCTAATTGCTTTAATGCTCGTCTTGATGAGGCGTACAAATCGACTAAAGAATCGTACTGTGTCAAGTTTGATTGAGCCATAGCTCGCAATCTACCTTGTACGGTCAAGTATTCTTCTGTACTGCTGGTCGCCAGTTTGATTTTACTGTTTAGTGACTGCATGGCATCAGCGGTCTTTAGGATAGACATTACGCTAACACCTGCAAACATACCTGCAAACGCTAGTTTAAGCCTATCGACTGATTGTCGTAAATTATCTGTTTCCCGTGACGCATCGCGGCTATTTCTGCCAAGCCTATCAAGCCCTCTAGTGTTGTCAGCTAGCCCCTGATTAGTCACACGAATTATCAAGTTTGCTATATCCATAAAACGTGCCCCTAAAGTGTGCTATTGATAACTTCTATTTCTTTGGTATCTCTAATATATAAATACTGTCGGTCTAAGTGCTGCAGTATCTCTAAATCCAATCTGCTAGGCTTCTCATCGATTAAGGCAAAGTAAGCTTGCATATCACTAAATGAGATACAGCCATCGCCTGATCGTGAGTGATTAAGGTCTAAGAACCATTGCCAAACATGAGAAAAAACATTAGGAATATCAGGCGGATTTTCTATAAACTCGATATGTTCACCGCGAATGTAGAACTCATAACCATCAGATAACGGCGTTGCACCGTCATCATCAGGCTTTCTGATTCGCCAATACTCATGTGTCTGGTCGTATAAGTAGGCTATTAGACCGCGTAAAAAGCATCTTCATTAGTAGACTTTTTGACGATAGCCTCACGAATCCAGCTATGTTCATCAACTAGCTTTGCAAGCGTATCTTTGTTGCATGGATAAGGTTTATCGCCATCGGTCAGCCCTGAAAATTTAACAAGCACTAGCTTTGCAATTTCTTTATCTAGCTCGCTAATCTTAACGGCGGTTTTATCGTACTGCTCAGCCGACACATTAGGACGGTCAAGTTTGACGCGCTCTTTATCCAAGTCACCAATCAGTTTTGCAAGCTTGCCTTTAATTTCAGGATTGCGAGCAGACTTAACGGTAAGCACTAAATCTGTTTCGCTACCATCGGGTAACTCAGCATTAAAGCTAATGTCTTTTTTAAACTGCTCATCACTGGTGTTTTTTAACTGTGTTAAATCCATTATTCAATATCCTTATACGGTTGTAAGTGTAGGCTCGCCCACTAGCTTAAAGTTGATGGTTGTCTTAACGGTATCGCCTACTGACGCATTGAAGCCATAAGGCTGAACACGGGCTAATGATGACCACTTTGAGCCGTCTTTAAACGTGACACGTAAGATATGAGATAAGCCGCTATCTGCTGCTGCTTGCAATGCTTGACCCTCGTCTGACTTAGGACTAAAGAAAGCGTCTGAGCTTGCTGTGTCTTGGTCTTTTAGACCGTCAATATAGGTCTTCGAATACGTTTCACATAATGAGGTTGTTTCAATTTGCTCTCGCTCTGTGGTTTCGGTACTAATGCCAGTCAATGCACAGCTAATATCGTCAAACGTAGCTGTCGCTAGGTCGGTTGCTAAATCATTTGATGGTAGCTTGCTGATTTCTACTACCGTACCTGCTGATAAAATCTTAGTTACAGCCATTGTCTTTCTCCATTAAAAAGCCCTCGTAAGTGAGGGCGTTGGTTTTATTTAAGCGTAAAAAAACCCCACATGATGTGAGGTTGTTTGGTAGATATTATTTACTGCTGAATGGTAGTTAGCTTACCATTATCAAAATACAAATACTGGTAGTCCTCATAAACCCATTGTTCGCGCGTGCCATGCTTGGTAGTAGTGGTTTTAATGTATCTAGGTTCGCCCCAACTGGTCTTGTTTCTAACCTGCGCTGCTGTCATGCCTATTGCTGCATCAGGCTTACTAGCGAGCTTACGTTGCTTTTCACGCAAATCATCTAGCGCAGCTTTATTGGCGGTCGTTCGTCTAATCTCGTAGGCGTTCACGGCGGTAATGTCATTCGTTAAGATAGACTTTCCGCTTTCATTTTTAATGATGTGCCAAGCTGTTTTATTTTGAGGGTTTGTTGACTCTAGTATGGCGGATTCACCTGCCCTCACATTAACAGCGATTAAAGCAAACAGAGCGCCTAGTATTATCTTTTTCATATTATTACTCACTGAGGTGGGCTTGTATGTATGAATGATAACCGAAATACCATTATCCGACAAACCTCCAGTTCATTAACACCTCAAAAACATCATCGTCAATTCTTCCTCTCCACTCTAACGCCTTTTGTTTTACATAAGCCTCTTTTGCTAAAATATAGGCATCACACGCGTCCTGCAGGTGAACAAACAAACCTAAATGCTTTTTCTTGCCGTTTATTCTAATATCGGCTAAATATTTTCCAGACTCTTTGAACAGGGTTACGCCTTGTGGCAAAGCACCTCTATTTAAACCCCTATCTGTTAGCAATGTATTCAACTCTCTCGGTACGAACCTGCAGGTATTCGAACTATAGATTTTGTTGTTAGGTATCAAAAGGTCTTTGTCGAGATGATAGCCTAAACCACTATACTCATGCTCCTCAAACCACTTTGCGAAATCCTGATAATCACGCCACTCATCGGCGATGACGCATCCAATATAAGTTGGGTGCATTAGATGAAACTTTGGATTATAGCAACGCTCCAGAATGTTATACCATGCCTGATACGACTTTGTGGGCTTGCCATTGGTTTTTGACTTATACTTACCGCCTGAATTAAAACCGACGCCGTAAAATGGTTTTGACATATTATTACTCGCTTTGTAATCGCTATTGAGGGTGTCGGCTGTAAGTTAGCGTAACTTACTTTTCAGTTAAGGTAATTAATCTCAACCTAGCCGACCCTTATATTATACCACATAAGCGTGGGCGTTGGTTTTCGATAGGTAATAAAAAAGCCCTACAAATTAATATAAGGCTTGGTTGTTTGGATAGGATTTAAGGTTTATTCAAACTTAGAACTTAGTAGCTTGCCGCTATCGTCAAACTCACACATCGCAGTATGTTTTGATTCAGCATTAAACTTATTCTTTGCATAAAACTGGAACCATAGCTCATGGTTAGGCTCTTTTTTGTACTTCAAGTCGCTGTAAATAATATCCATCGAGCGTGGATTGCTCAGCTTGTTTTGTATATCAATTTGGCAATCGGTTAGTAATTCAGCTTCTGACCTATCGCCTAGGTTTGGTATGCCACTGCGCGTGGTCGCTTTCTTTTCTTGTTGTTCAGTAGGTGTGTCGCTTGTCTTATCGCCTGAGAATAAAAGGTAGAGTAGTGCGATAAATATCGCCAATCCAATGACAGCTACAACTGGTCTTTTTTTAGTATTCATTTCATTACTCGCTTAAGTAATCGCTAATAGGGTTGTCAGCAACAAGTTAGCGTGTCTTGCTTTCGGCTGCGCTGCCTAGCTGACAAAAGGGTTTAATTATTGGTTGTTTTCAAGCCACCCAAAACAGTGAATAATTCGCTGTAATGGTTTTTATCACCCTTATCAATATCGTCTGCTAAGTCGGTGAGCATATCAATAACTTGCTGCTCGATATTTTTATAGCCATAATGATAAGCGCACTCTTTATAGTTATCTTCTGCAAACTTTGCAAAGTCATTCAGTAGGTCAATGCGATTGCTAAAAATGTACTGCCCTAAAAGATAGTCTTTAACATGCAGTTTTTCAATGGTATTTGTTAGCTTGTCTTGGTGAGCCTCAAGCTCTCTAACGCGAGCCATTAAAGCGTCATTAATAATATCTCTATCAGTTTTCATTTTAATCCCCTAGCTCATGAGTGCAACTCACATTACACTCGCTTGAGCTGTAATGTTTTAAGCGTGGTATATTTTAACTATACCAACGTCCATGTTGTTATGAATCTCATAAGGTAGACTATAAACACCTTGTTTGGTATCAAAAAGCATAAAACCATCTTCCGACTTGCCGATAGTTTCACCGTTGAATGACAAGAATATAGGTTGTTGGTTGCTAGATGCCAACTCAGCTATTGCAACTCTAAGCGAGCCGTCTTTTTTATAAGCCATACTTTTGCAGCTAATCATTTCGCCGCCTCCAAGTTTGTAAGCTGTGGCTGTATCTCGCTCATCAGTAAGTCAATTTGCTTTTCTAGCGCAGGCTTAATCTGATTGCCACCTACTGATAGATAGCGCCCTGCGTGTGTTAGGCTCTGAGTGACTAGCGATAAATCATAGCATAGGTTATTAAGCTGCTCGTTTGCTAGTCGCTTACTTGCCACCGCCTCAAAAGTGCGTATAACTATCAATGCAAATTTTGGGTCGACCCACATAGCGTAACGGTAAATAATTTCTTTGCAAGCATAAGTGCCTTTGCGCTCGCCGCCATTTACCTTTCTAATTATTTTCTCACTCCTCACATTTGAGGAGTGGTTAATCTCATGGTGCAATTCATCTATTAGCTCGCTAACTTCTTTGTTGCGAATAAAGTTATAAGGCTGGTGTCTTTTCTCGCCTCCGCCTATTCTGTGCATATCATTAAGCGAGTAAAGACCATCGACCATATTTACATCTTGGTCAAGAATAGTGATTTTTGGTTCTATAGCTGTTAAACTAGACATCGCTAGCTCCTCTGTGAAATGTTGTGTTAGCAGCCCATACAAACCGTCTAAAGTTAATGTATGGGCTTTTTTATGCTTATCTATAAAGCATGGTGCTAGTATAGCACCGAGCTGTTGCATAAATCAACGATTAAATGTATCATCGTGCTATAACCAACTAAGGATGATTAACAATGGCTAGACATGACCCTCAAGTGAATTTTAGAATACCTGCTGAGCTTAAAGAGCAACTTGACCAATCAGCTAAAGACAACAATAGGACACTAACCTCTGAGCTAGTGACTAGGCTCACCGATTCATTTAGCGGCAATGTCAGTGATAGCGATATAAGCAAAAAACTAGATTTGATAATCGAGCGCCTTGATTCTAAACCAAGCGATACTCAATCGTTATAGGCATCATAAATTTGCCAGTCCCATCCGGCATTGCAGCGTTTGCAGTGCTGGACATGATTAGGATTTGCACACCGTTTATCGTATGGCTTTTCTCAGTGCCAAAGTGTTCAACGATAGCCTGCGCTTTTGCGTCTATCAAATCAGTGTCAATAGCAACATCAACAAATAGCGTTATCTGCAAGATGCCTGTGTGCTGAATACTGCACAGCGTCCCCATTCTGTCGCGTAAGGGCATCAACTGCCATTTAGCATAGATAGGCAAGACCGACAGACTTTTAGCGTCTATCGTCTTATTTGGCGCTATTGTAGGCACACCAAAGCCGCCTGCGTAGTAATGCTTCTCTAAGAGTTTGTTTATCATGCTGCGCTATCCGTATCGTGATCGTAAGTTATCAGCAATGCGCTGACTATTTTTGCGTGCCATACCGACGGGAGCCATCTTGCTTGTGCCAAACTCTAAGTAATAAATGTAATGCACGTTGTTGGCAAAGTAAAACACACCATCGTCCCCAAACGCCTTAGACTGAGCATCACTGACCGCGCTTGCACCTGCTGCGCCTGGGTTACCTGCATACTCGATAACTGAGGTTGGTATCGAATCTTTAGCAGCCTGCCAATTCCTGCGAGCCATTCCCGTATCGACAGGCGTGTCCGATATGACCGATGCCACAAGCTCTTTTTGCGTATTAATCCGTAGCTCGGTTATATTCTCAGTCGTGCTTTCAATAAAGTTAATTATCGTTTCGGTAAAGTCATCATTCATCGTCATCACCTTTATCGAGATAATCCATAAATAAATCAGTAGCAAACAACGCAAGCATTAGTAATATTCGCATGGTGACACCTCACTATTCTCGACCGTGAACCTCGTAGACCAGCGTAACACCGGCTGGATTCAAGTCCTTAGCTGCAATCACTGTGTAAACGCTACCTAATGCCTCAATCTTGCCGTTTAAGCTATCTAGCGTTACACCCTTTGCACTTAGCAACAGCTTCTTATCACCTTGCTGTATTAAGCTCTCAGGCTGATTCACAAGGCTGTCTTTGTAGTTCAATACGACGCATACACCTTGCTGTGTTGTCGATGGTATATCATCGAGCATCTGACCTGTGATTTCATCAAAGCCGCCCGATATTGGCGCAGACTTTATGACACACGGCGTACCCTTGTCGCTAATCAGCTTTAACGCTGTGTTTTGTAGTCGATTGTAGAAGTCGCTCATAGCTAATCACCTATACATTTGCCTTTACTGAGTATTTTAAGACCGTTTTCAGCTATAAACTCTTTACCGCACTTGCAGCACGACCATCTCACCAAACCCTGCTCATTACGATGCTTTAAATCTCTAAACCTAAACTCGTGAGAGCAAAACATGCTCACGCGCTTTTTATCACGCTTGCAAATATCTCTAATTATGTATATCAAGACAGCAAAACCAAAGGCGAACACAAACCACTTTAAACTATCCACGATATACCCTCACATTGGCTGCCCACTGCTTTGTACTCGCCAAGTATGGCGCTAGTAGCTCATTAACCAATGTAAGCAGTGGTGAGCCGTTTACAGCGTCTTTAGCTTCAAAGTATTCGACTTCAATTTCTGCGACCTTTTCACGCTTAGCTACTTGCTCAGTCGTTGCGCTTAACAAGTCGTTTGTGTCCGCTGCAACTGCGAGCATTAACTGCGCTTGTTTGATAGCTCGGGGAATTGCGACACCCATACGAGGGAATAGCGTTGACTGGGTATCGTTAAGCGGCTCGGACTTGTATTGCTTGGATTCTAATACATCCATACTTTTGAATAATAGGGACTCTAAGTCCGCACTATTCAAAACTATGCCACGTTGTGAGGCATAAGCTGATAGCTCAGCAGTGGTTACGTAACTGTTGGCAGTTGATAAACCGTCGTTTGTTTGCGTCACAATCATGGCAGAATCTCTTTAAATTAAAGTAATGCGCTATCCGTAACCCGTAACAGATAGCGCGTTTTTACTAACCCGCTGGCACTACGACCGGCTTTGTAACTTCGACATCTTCAATGCCATAATCCTTGCCAGACTTGGCAGGGTCGGTCATCTGAGCTGCAAGCAAGGTTGATTTGCTTTCATCGCGGTAATCGCGTTCAGATGGGTATGTGTAGTTGTAATCAGGCTCAACCAAGCTTTTAGGTAAACTCATATCTTATTACTCCTTTATAGATTGGTTACTAGGAAACGGATAGAGGTGCGAGCTGCATCTGTACCAAGCGTCCAGTAATCTTTATTGGTTAGGTCAGTCCAGCTTGCAGACAACGCTTCGTTTTTAGTACCACCAGTTAGCTGCTCATCGGTTGCAATGAAGTTAAAGCCTTGAGGGTGGATAATCATATTGCGGCGTGTCCACAATGCGGTATGACCTGCGCCATTACCTGTACCCTCTGTGCGGTCAACAACCAAGTCATCAACACCTTGCACTGAATCGGCAACAAACGCACCTGCGCCCACTAGATAGCTCACATACTGAGCATTTGCACCAGTACCAATAACGGTCATCGGGCTATTAACTTCGATAACTGCACGGCCATTGTAGACTGTGATAGGTGGCAAGTTGTCACTGGTGGTCACTTGCTCGACTAAGGCTTGCTTGCGCATCTTAGCAGCGATTTTAGGGTGAACAACCAAAGCACCGGCACCGCGATACTGAGTTTCGAGCGTGGCTTCAACATCAATAAACTGGTCAACACTAAAGCCGCTTGCTGCATCTGCACCGGTAGTCTTTGAGTTATTAACGACAAACTGGTCTTTGATACCGGCTGCGCTATTCATGACAAAGTTGCGAATACCAAACATGGTAGCCACTGCACGATGTTCTGCTTGCTGCGCCCAGTAGTTATCAATCATACCCTGCATCATAGCTAGTGGTGATTCACCTAGCAGAAAACGCTCAAGCTTTGATTCTAAGAACGCATCATTTAGATAAGCCATGCGACCTTTAGTTGAGCCGCCTGTGATTTGGCGTGGCTGTGCAATATCGGTGTAAACCGTGTTGCCGTAGTTTGATTCTAAGTTAGTATCAATGCCGTTGATAAATGGAACGCTAAACTCTTTAACGCCTGCACGTAACAGATTGCTGATTGACGCATCGGTAGTGAAAGCGCCTGTTTGCTGCATTGGCGTTTTGGTTAATGGTTGATTAATCGCGTATGACAGCATCACATCGCGGTTAAAAACTTCTCTTAATGTAGCCATAGGTTATGCCTCTAAGTAAATAATCGTTTAAATTGTTCGGGGTTTGTTTTCGCAAGCTCGATGCGCTCGGCTTCCGTATATTCGTTTGCTGACTTGGTAGCGCTTGCTGCATTACCGCTTGCGTTTGTACCGGAAGCGCGTGTGCCCGACAATAGGCTGTCATACATACCACTGGTCTTAAACTCATTCGCTAAGTCATCGATAGTGCTTGCTGATAGATTGCCATTTTCATCAGTTACTTTTACTTGTCCATCATTAACCGTTAAACGGTCTTTGATGAATCGCTGTAGTAGTATCTGATTGGTCGTATTGTCTGCTAATTGAGCCGCCAGTCGCTGTGATTCACTATTGATTGATTGTGTATCGCGCTGCTTGTATAACTCGCTCAGCTCAGCCTCACGCGCTTGTAGCTTTTCTTGGTATGACTTTTCTAACGCTTCATAGTCGCCGTTCTTTTTAGCAGCCTCACGCTCAATCTGTTCTCGTTCTAACTGAGCTTGCCTTGCTACTTCATCACGTTGGCGTTTCTCACCGATTAGCTTTTCATTGTGCTGTTTTAAAGCCTCAATTTGAGCTTGTAGATCGGCGGCGTTTACTGCGCTAGTATCTTGCTGCTCAACACTGTTGTCAGCTTGATTGTCGTGTTCATTACTCATGGGTACAACCTCATGTTTTTAGCTCACAGAGCTATTTTTGGATAATAAAAAACCGCAATTAAGCGGCTGTCTTAGATAGGTAATCTTTGGTTAATTTGGTTACTAAATCTTGTAAAAAATAAGCTTCAAATTCATCTGACGGCTTGTGCTCGCCTATATCATCCATAACCTGCTGCTTGATATGCACACACTCATGAGCTAATAAGCCTAAAACCTCATGTAATTCATGCTCGGTATCATGTAGCTGCACGACAGCCAAAGTACCGACCTCAAAGTATAAGAAGTTTACCCTTGCGCCGTCCTGCTTTATAGGCAAGTCTTGCCTTGGTATGCCGTACTTTTTACGCACCTGCTTTAATTCTTTTTTATTGGTCACTAGACAGTAGGTAATAAAGTTAAATGCGCTTAGGTGATAATCCATATCGTTACCAGTTATCAGATAATAAAAAACCCCACTAATGCGAGGCTTGGTTTTGTTTAACTTGTTTGATTTGCCTTGCGCCTTGCTCTAGCGCGTCTATTGCGTTTTTGTCTGTCAATCTCGTTTTGCTCAGCTAATTTGTCAGCGTTTTGCTTAGCCCATTCGTTATATGTAATGTTGCTATCGACTGAGCCATACATGCTTGACCTTGTGCGCCCCTCGCTAAGCCATGAGTGTTCTTTATCAAGCTCAGGAACGATGACAGTACGGCATCTGTAATGAAATGGCGGTATTTTTGCGGAACTGCTGCCATAATCGAATACCTGACCATCAAGACTAATACACAGTGGTGAAGTCCGGTTGTCCAAAGTCGAAACTATGCGATACTTATAAACGTCGTTAGCTTTCCAAGTCTCAACCTTGCCTATCATGGCGCTGTGGTGCGCTGCAGTATCTATTGACGCTCTAGCTGCCACCTTTTGCTTATACATGAGGCCATCGGCTAGGCTTACACGTTCTGTACCAATGATTAAGGCGCTCAAGTCATCAATAGGCATTTTCTGCGCCCATCCAGTGCGGATGGTGTTAGCCAGCCTCTTATTATTGTAAGCGACTAAAGTATCTAAATGCTCGCTAAATAACAATCCGTTAGCAGCTATAGGCGTTCGCTGTGCGATGGCTGCAACGTCTTTAGCACTAACTGCCATCGCAAGCCCTAAACGCTCGCTAGCGGCTGCATATTCTGCCAATTTAGCCGCATCCGAGGTGAGGTCTATAATCGCATCTTCATATCTGGTCGACTGGATAGCAACTGCTTGCTGAATCAGCTTATCGATTTTAGGTTTGCTGTAATTATCGATACGACTAACATTAGCGAGTAAGTATTTAATCTCCTTGCTCATGCGGTTAATGTGACCGAAAAAGTTACGCTCAGCGCGACCGATAGCAACGTCAACCTGCTTGCTTTGCCAAGTATTGAACGCGATTTCATCAATAGCCATGACTACACCTCGTTATCGCCTGCGTAAATCATAGCACCTTGCTCACTAGCAATCTTTTGCGCTGCAATTACCTCATCTTCTATCTGAGCCACTTCGCTCTCAATGAGCTTACTACGCATCTCGCCAAACGTGATAGCGCCTCCTTGCCATTCAGCAATGAGCTGCTGTCTTTGCTGCGGCGTCATCTTAGCAAAATCAAACTCAGTATTAAGGGTCATAACAAGGTCTTTATCATCGTGCCCCATATAGCGAGCGCAAGCCTTAATACACTTGGTAAAGGCGTCGCTTACGTTATTCGCAATACTAGATAGCACACTTGTGGCATCCGCATTATCCGAGCTTGCTTCTGTCGCAGTCTTAACCGCACCTTTGGATTGTTCTACCAACTTCGCACCCAAAGCAATCATCATCTCTTTTTTATCCTGCATGGCCTCATACAGCACACCATTGGCTTCTGCTTGTATCATCTTAGCATCACCACCTTGTGGCAGTAATAAGCCGCTACGTGAGCCAATAGCTACGCCGCCGTCCATTACCTCATTAACCCATTGCTCAGTTAAGCCGGATATGACAAGTGTCGGTTGCGCAGAAATGAAATTTTGTTCTTCATAGTCTGCTGAATTACGAAAATGGGCGATATTCACACTAGCTATATCACTCATTGGCACATCATCAGGGCATAAGTCGTTATTTACAGCACCGTAAGGATAAGCAGGTATATCATCAAGCTGCTTGCCATTGTGGTCAGTCATTGCATTAATGCCTTGGCTAATCCACTCGCCGCCTTTGTCCTTTCTAAATACTTCGCTCTCAGCCTTGTTGTCAGCATTCAAGCGCAATACCAATAATTGTCTAGCGGTCTTTTGCTCATAACCATCATCATCAGTGACATAGCTTTCTGACAACACAATCAGGCTTTGCTTTAAAACGCCACCGACTTTACGATAACGCCAGTTGATAATACTATCGCTTTCATAATGCACGATGATAGGACGCACACCTTGCGCTGCCATATTCGCTTTAGTAATACCACCTGTGTTGATGGGCATATCAGCTAATAGCAATCCACGAGCTTTTTTTAGGCAGTTGGTTAATGCTTCACGCGCCATCTGAGTTAATGACTTACCTGCGCCGTCTGCGTCCGCTTCTAATACCTGCAATTCATTTAAGGTCATAGTTGGGTACTTGGCAAAAACAGCACCGCTCATAGCGTTCACAGTACGCTTAGTGACGTTATAAAAAACAGCTCTGGTCACATAGTCGTGATAACGCTTTTTTCTATACTCAGGCTTTTCGCTGTTTGGCGATGGGTCGGGCAAATAAGGCGATACGACAAAATTAGTGCTATCACCGCCGCCATTGTTGACGCTTTGATACCCATGACTTACGAAGCCTTTTACGGCTTGCTCGCCCTCATAGCAGTCAGCAACCAATTTATAAATCGGCAACATGGCTAACAAACTAGGGTGAATATAATCGGGCTTGTTAGACATATCGTTTATCCAAAAGTAATGTTTAGTTTCTTAGCAGGCTTAGGTTTGCTTTGATAGACAGCAAAATACCTAAAGGCGTCACTGTAATGGCTCGACCAATCATGTAATGGTTTATCGCGCCACATACCTGCTTTCTCGTTCCAATCTTTCTTATAGTTTTCTAGCGCCTTGATACCGTCATCACACTTCACCGCATCAAATTCGCATAGCGGCAATATCTGCCTGACCATTTCAATATCTGTGTTCACCGATGTTGTGCGCTTGACTACCTCAAAATTAATAGAGGTATGCACACCATCAACCGTGTAACCCTCACGCGCTTGCTGCCTTAGGCTCTTAGCGTCATGGCTGCCTAGTGTGCGATTATCAACGTCATGCGGCGCTACGTGAACGCCGTACTTATAACCGCGCTTATGCAGTACGCCTAAATAATGATTTAAGCCCTCACCGCTGTTTGAATAGCAGTCGATAACTTGATAACGCTCGCCGACTTTCTTAATAAACCAAATAGTCGTGCTGTCACTTACGCCTAAATCCCAGTAAGTATCTACTAGCGCATGGTCATTGCTTGGCAATTCATCAGCAATCAAGCCTTTCTCGTATAGATAAGCAAACTGTTTTGCGTAGTAAGCACCCTCAACGGACTGCTCAAACGCTTCACTAGGTATTGATGGGTACTCGCGCTTCATGTCAGCGCCTAGCGTTTTCTCTTTACCGTAGTACCAGCTCTTTTGCTCGTCTGTCAGCTTAATGCAGTGCTTATGCTCTAGCTGCTCAAAGTAATTAATCAGGCGCTCAGGCAGTGGCTGCGCTGGCATCACGTACTCAGGCAGTTGCCACCATGAATAGAAAAAGAATTTAAAGTCTTGCTTGGTCAGCTCTTTACCGGACAGCGCTAGTTTCTCAGCCTCTTGGCTAATATCAAAGAAACGCCCTTGTCTGCCCTCAGCTGTACTCTCAAGCGTTCCAATACCATCAACACCTAAAGCTTCAAATGCACCGGTTATGATCTCACGTGCTTTCTCAGGGTATTTAACGCATATCTTGCCGAACTCGCTTACATGCAAGCTCTGTAATGTACCACCGCGAAATGATGTTGAAACTGAGACTGAGCCGCCCTTCTTGAATACCAACTCTTCTTTGGTTTCAATGATGACCGGATTAGCCTGCTTGATAATGTCCGGCAAATGGTCGTAAGCGTATTTGACCTTCTCACGAAATAAGCGCCTAGCATCGGGCAGAGTATGAGCAATCATTGCGCAGCGTTTTGATTCAAAAATAGCTGAATCAACCTGCATGATGCACTTCTCAGTGGTAAAGCCTAACTGTCTAGCTTTCAAGATAACATTGCGATTATGCTCTTTATCGAAGTAATCAAGCTGTTCAGCCGTCATTCTGAACTTCACTTTCTTACCGTTTTTATCGGTTATTTGGTACAAATTATTAAGCCGCCAGAATCTATCCCTCAATTTATCGAGTTGTTTCGTCATCTGCCAAATCATCCATCAAATCAGATATGGTGCTGATTGCCATACCGCCGCTTAACTCAACCTTGTCAGTGAACATTCCTAAATGCTTGCCAAGATGCGCCCATGCTGCTACTCGTGCGCCATGACTTGCGCCTTCT